TGGTGTGTTTCATGGTCTATCCCTTCTTCCTTTTTTCAAGCTGGGCCTGTACTTTCCCGTATTGAATCTTTGAGATAATAGGTTTATGGTTGCCGGTGATCGTCTGCCCTGCGTGGGTCAGTTCGCCCACATAGAATCTGTTTCCGAGTATCGCCGCAACCGTCCCTTTTGCAAAGGGCTTCCCGCGTCTGGTGGTCGCGCCGCTTTCGTTGATCTTCTCGGTGATCTTGGACAGGCTTTCGCCGGTCTGGGCCAGGGTGAACATACGCTTAACGGTAGCGGCTTCCTGCTCATTGACTTCAACGTGCTTCCTGTCCGCGCTGTAGCTGTAACCGTAGGGCATCGCCCCCGCTGGTTTATCGCCGCCCTTCGCCTTGACAGTGCGTCCACGGGCCAGCTTCAAGGAAATAGACATGCGCTCGTAAACGTCCAGGGCTTCCATGATAGCGTTAATCAGGTAGTCGCCGGGGTCTTTGCTGTAAAGGTCATACTTGGGTTGTTCAATGCTCTGCACCTTCGCTTCCCTGCGCATGATCTCCCGTCGTACAATGGCCTTTGTCATGTCGCTACGCCATAGGCGCGAAGTGTTCAGCACTATAACCACGTCGCCGGGTTCCAGCGTCGCCAGCATTTCAATCAGTCCAGCGCGCTTGTTAATCGCGTCGTCGTCGTCAGTGTCTTTGATGTTTCCAGAGATTCCAGCGTCCGCAAATATATTTTCGATCTGGATTCCCTGCGCTGCGGAATACTTGCGCAGTTCGTCGCGCTGTGCGTCAAGTCCATATCCCTTTTCCGCTTGCGTCCCGGTTGACACTCGGATATAACCGTAATATCTGCACATTGTTTGTGATCTCCCTTCATGTGGTCGCCCTTGTGATCTGCGGCGTAGACGGGGACGGGCTTTCGCCCTGTCCCCTGCTGGTGGTGCTGTCAGTCCCCTTGCGCGTCCTGGGCTGCGTCGAAGCTGTCCAGCGCGGCTTTTAGTTGATCGTGAAGGTTGCGCCATTTCTGCGCCGTCCGTCCGTCAGCTTCTACGCGCTGCGCGGTAGACGTGCAAGCAAGCATCAGGTTACAAAGGTCTATGCGCTTCATGGTGACGGTCAAGGTCTTTTCGTTTGTCATGGTGTTCAATCTCCCTTCATGTGGTCGGCGTGGTATGATCTGCCTTACATGAAATAGTATACCATGATTCGTTTATCCTGTCAATATCATTCATGACATTAGACGATATTTTATTGTTTTCCCTTTATCTGCAAGGGTTCTGTGCTGTTTTATCTTCTCTGTATGTTGGGGGTCTATCCTTATAGATAAACTTATTACATAAGATATGAATGTCAATATGATATGTTTGTCAAGGTGTTCTGTATCTCTGTAGCATCTGCAAACATAGGTCAGCTATTTATTGTTCGCCCATCGTCGCCGGTGCTGTGCCTGGGCTGCTGTAGCGTGTTCCCTGCTGGGCCTGTGATCTTCCCTTGGGTCAGTGTTCGCCCAGCTTCTACGCGCTGTCTACGGGGCTTCCTGTGGCCTGTGGTAACGTGCTGCGCCGTCCGTCTACATTTCCATAGATAAGCATGATAGGCGCAACCGTCGCGGCCTGTGTCGGTTCCGTCCGCTTCGATCTGCAACCAGGTGTCAGCGCTCCCGCCGTCGTCCTGTTGTTCAGACTTGGGTCTGTTCGGATTCGTCCCCATGTGCATAGCACAGTGTCAGGGGGTACCCTTGGGGTATTGGTGGGTCTGAATTGATACGGGGTAAACGCTCCGACCACTGTCCTTAATTAGCTTTTTCGGTTGCCGTTTCCGAAAATCGCGCGGGGTATAAAAGGATTTTTGAAGCTGGGGACAATCGTTTGACTGTCCCCGCGTAGTTATACAAGTGTCAATCTTGGCTTGGTTGACTTGGTTGGTCTGGTCGGACTTGGTGTCCTGGGCGGCTTCGGCGGCTTATAGGTTCTGCATCTGGTAGTGAAGTCGAAGCGGCTTTGTTCTCCGATAAACGTCATATAGCACTTCTTCCGATCTCGTCCGAAACGGTTTTTTGTGACGACCAAACACCTATAATCATACAGTTCTTCGGAATACTGCGGTAATTCTGGGTCAGCTATCTTTTGTTCCATCGTCGCAAGGTTCTTGAAAGTCCCGTCTACAATCGCGCCATAGTTCAAAGATAACTGAAGGTCGCCGCTGTATTCAATGGCGCTGGTGTCGCGCCCTGCTCCCTGGGTCGCGTTGCCGTCTGTATTGGTCGCTCTGGAATGTGCCATAATCAGGAATACGACGGTATTGTACTTGATAGCGAAGTCCTTAAACGCTTTCAGCGCTGCCTTAATCGTTTCAACGTCGTCAAGTATGCGGCCTTTTTCGTCAGGTCTGCTTTGGAGTAGTTGCAGGTAGTCTATAACGCATATTAACGGTTTTACCGGGTCGCGCAAGGTTGCTTCAAGTTCCATAGACTGAATAATGTCTTGGTAGTATGCGCTGCTCTTGTTCTCCGGCTTGTCTGCTGGGTTATAGGCGATATGCGGCGCGATCTTCGCGGCGTAGTATTGTGCCGCTGTGTTTACTGCCCTGCGCTGTTGCTCTGTCCATTCATAACCGCGCATTACATCTGTTTGTGAAGAACTACTGCGGCGTGACAAGCTGCGCGCAATCAACTGTTCTTCGCTCATTTCCAAATTGAAGTATAGCACATCTGCGTTTCCGTTTTCCGCTGCCGCTTCAAAAATCTGCTGCGCTATAACGGTTTTACCTGCTCCGGGGCTGGCTCCCAGCGTGACAAGCGTTTGACGGAGAAAACCGCCGTTGATAAGGTCGTCAAATTCCCGTATTCCTGTTGGTATCGGTCTAAACGCTTCCGTCTGGGCCTTCGCCATGAATCTTTCTATGGAAAGAATACTGTTGGCAGGTTTGCGCGCTGGCGCTGGGTCTGTGGTCGTTGGCTGCGGTTCGTTCGGTTTCTGCTTCGGTTCATCGTGGATCTCCGGCGTTCCCGACTGATTTTCCATAGACAATGAAGGATCTTCGGCGGGTTCTTTGTCGCCGGGGTCGCCTATTACGTCGTCGTAATCAAGTAGTTCTGCGCTGTCGTCTGGTTCCGGTTCGGTTTCCCGTATCAGCTTTGCAAGGCGTGAAAAGGTTTCATCTGTTCCGAGTGCTTCCACCATGTCCGATATATCGCCCTTTTCGGGGCAATCGGGCCACATTTTGAGTATATCCAGCATGTAGACGTGTGCAGCATGGCCTTTAATGGAAGCGGCTTCTATTTCTGCGAAGTTCCTTCCATCTTCGTCATTGTCGCCTAATATGTACACGTCTTTCCCGTTCAACTGTTGTTCGTATTCTGTAAACCATTTTTTACCTGCGTTCTTCTTCGTGGCTCCGTTTTCGGTGCTGGCTGTTGTTTCCTTCGTCCACCTGTATAGCGTGTCTGCGTCCTTTTCACCTTCGACAAGGAAGATTTTTTCACTATCAGGATTCCCGCGCATATACAGCCTTTGGGGGCATCCTTTATGCGTCATGCTAAAACCGCTTCTTGTGCTACTGTCCGTCTTAATCCATCGAAAATCCTTCTTCCCATCTGCTTTGCGGAATTTTGCCTTTGCAAGTCCATCTTGGAACATTCCATAGCAATATGAATAGACTGCTTCAAAGGTCAGTCCGTTTCGTTCCGCATACCATTGAAGGAAACTCCGCTGCCGATCTTGCTCTGTGGGTTCGGGCATCAGGTCAGACATACTAACTCCTATAGCATCACAGATTTCTTCGGTTTCACATCCTGCGTGACAATGAATAACAATCTTCCCGGTGTTCACATCTTGGAAAAATTCAAGTCCCTTGCTTCTGTCGCCGTGTGTGTGTCTTTTGCAGGGGCATGAAGCGCGGTAATGTCCAGGTTCGCCGGGTTTCGGCTCAACTCTATTCAGACGGATAATCAGGTCTTGGATAGTCATAGCGGAAAATCCTTCCTTTCGCTTGATTCTCCCGGCCTGTCATGTTATAATGACTGTGCCGGTGCTGTTTGATCTGCGGCTCCTGGCTGGCGGTGGTGCTTGCGGTGCGCTGCCGCCGTTTTGTGTTTCTATGGTCTTTATTGTAGCGGGTTATTTTCGCCCATTCAAGGCGAAAAATAATCCCGTTAAACGCTTTTAAGCGTTTTTAAGCCCTTTTAGATTTTTCGGCTGTCTGAAAAGCGCCTATTTACGGGGCTTCTTGGGGGGTGTGTGTGTCACGAGTACCCCCCTATTGTGTCGCAGGTACCCCCCTATTGTGTCGCAGGTACCCCCCTGGACGTGTCACGGGTTCCCCCCTTTTTTATTCGTCGTTCTGGGTTTTTCGCGGTCTGCCGCGCTTCCGCTTCGGCGGTTCCGCTGCTTTGGCTTCGGCTGCTATGCGTCTTGCTGCTGCTATTGCTTCCCGGCGCTGGGTCTGGTCGGGCGCGTCAATGACGACGTAATCAACCATCAGTCCCCGCCATTGGATATACGTTAGCGTGTTCGCCTGGTCTGGCGTGTATGTCGTTCCTGTCTTTGGGCTGCGATATTCCCAGCGCTGCAAGAATCCCTTGGAAATGCTTTCATTTATCGCCTTTTCAAGCGTTCCCTTGATACGTCCTTTCCAATTTCGGTTTCCGCTGGCTGTCATTTGTTCGTAGGTGGGAATCTCCGGGGCTGCATCCAGTAGACTTGCTACTGATAGCGTGCTTTCGGTTCCCCTTGCAACGTTGGTGTCCATGCTGTTATGCAGCGCGATCTTGTAGGCGATTGAAAAGGCGTTGGGTTTTCGTTCGTCGTAGGTATATAATGCTCTTGGGTACTGCATCAAGTAGGAATTAAGCAGGTATGCGGCTGCGTCTACATCGAAGTTGATTCTAAGGATGTTCCCGCGCCGGATTGAATGACTTGAGATAATGCGCATTTCTGCGTAGTTGCCACGGTTCCGGCCTTTGGTTTCTTCTGCGCTCCATAGCAAAGCGGATATGTCGTGCAGGTCGCGCCGTATGGACTTCTTAAATTCCTTCATGCTTTCGGGTGTGTCGGTCTGCCCTGGCCTTGTCAGTGATCGGTATTCGTCCAGCGGAATTTCTACGGTTGGAATGATGCTTGCAGCGTGTCCCCGATAATAGTTCGCGTTTTTCAAGTACAGAATAGCGTGATTGAGTATCTTCTTTGCGGAAACGCTCAAAGCGCCTAACAGGTCGTCGAATTTCTCTATGCGTAGTTCGTGACCATTCTTTGTGACGAAAAAGGCGGTTTCTGTGCTGTCGTCGCGCTCCATCCTGGAAACGGACAGTTGCATAATATCCGTAACCATTGGGCCATTCAGCATTGGAAAGAATTTCTCTTGTAACAGGCTTTCGGGTAATCCTGGCTTCCTGTTCGTCAAAAACTCTCGTTCTTTTTCTATGAAGTCGTCGCAAAAGACGGTTCGTAGAATGGTAACTATCGAATGTTCCCCACTGTAAAGGAATCTGACATTGGCAGGTAGTCCCAGGGCTTCCCGTTCTTCCGTTCGGCTGTGGTCGGGTTCGTATACTATTGGGAAGTCCTCTATTGTGAGTATTCCGCTTTGCCTGTGTCCGTCGATCTGTGCGACAAGGTGGAATCCGACTTTATCCGGGCTTGGGTAGTATTTGCTTGACAATTCCAGCGTGTAGAAGTTTCCTTCATAGACGCGATCAACAAGCGATTGCAGGGAAGCAAGGTCTATTCCGTGTTCTGTGATCGATGCTTTGACGGCTTCTTTCAGACTGTCGTCTATGGTCGTAACTCTTTGGCGCGTCGTGCTGTCAACGGTAACGGCGTTTTTCTGTAGGGCTACTGCATCGAAGATATTATAGGCTCTGTTCAGTGTGACGGCTTCGTTGTACGTCAAAACATATGCGTTCGGTTCCGCTTCGCGGCGCAGTTTGTCTTGGTCGTTCTCTGCGGCTTCCAGTGATGTTATATCCAACATTCCCCGCTTTATAAGCTCGTCAGCAGGAAGAAATATTGCGGTGTCTGTCATGATCTGCGGCTCCCTTCACGTTCATTCTGTGGGATTGGGTAGCGGCTTCCCTAACTGTTCATAGACTGAATCAAACGCTTCAAGTTCTGCGTGATTCGCTTCTATGTACTTTTGGAGTACATCCGAAACGAAACTGCCGAAACTTTGTTGCCTGTAGTGCGCAAATCTGCGCGTGTCTGAAAGTACCTGGTCGGGGATGCTGAATGATACTGGTGTCAGCTTTTCGCCTTTTCGCCGCCGTCCCCGCTTGGTCTGGGCTTCCAGTTCGTCGGCTGTCGCGTAGGTCGATGCGGCCTTGCCGGTGGGCTTGTTGGTTGCGTTCTGTACATCCTTCTTTGATACTGCCATGTCGTTATTCCCCTTTCAACTGTAGTATTATCTGCTCAACTATGGCTTGGTAGTCCTGCGCGGCGTTTGATCTCGGATTGTCGAAGATTGATCTTCCTGTGATCTGGATTTCTTCAAGCGCTATTGAACGTCTGATAGGTGGATTATAAACCATAATCCCCAGCGCGCGCGCCTGTTCGGTGATCTCGTCCAGCATTAACCGGTGTGCCGTCGTCCGTCCGTCGTACATTGATACGATTATACCATAGATTTCAAGCGTGGGCCTTGTTACTTGGATAGTGCTATGGAGTTCATGCAGCGCGTTCAGGCTTAGACGGTCTGGGCGCATTGGTATTATAAGCGCGTCGGCGGCGTGTAGCGCGTTCATGGACAGGGGGCCTAACTGCGGCGGCGCGTCGATCAGACAAACGTCGTAGCGGTCGCGTAGCGGCTCCAGGGCCATTTTTAAGCGGCTTTCGTCGCCCTTGCGGGTAAGTAGTCCCCGCGCGGACAACCGGCCATCTGCGGCGATCAAGTCCCCCTGCGCCGTCGTCTGTAATGCTCTTGTGACGGGCTTCCCGTCTATCAGTATGTCGTAGATGTTCAAGCCCTGGGCGGCGTTCAAGCATAGCGACAAACTACCTTGTGCGTCTGCGTCTATGTACAGTGTGCGGAATCCTGCGCGGTGAAGTCCTGCGCCTATACAAAGGGTCGAAGTTGTCTTAGACGTGCCGCCCTTTTGACAAGCGATTGCAATAACCTTCACTGTAACACCTTCTCCCAGGGTGGATTATCTAAGTAGATATGCGCCAGTTTCGCGCGCAGGGCGTTTGCGGTTTGTATCATGTCCGCTTTCGTTTCACCTTCAAGCAGGTCAAGCGGTTTGCGGTGTAGGGCATTATCAACATTGTCAAGGATATTGATTAGCATAATGGCTTCCAGCATGGATAATGCGTCGCTTGGAACTTCTTTCGTATACCTGCCAACAAAGCAATCTTCACATTCTTCTGGGTCTTTTTTGCGGGTGGTAGGCTGCTTATTGGTAGCGGCTTCAATGCTTGCTGTGTCGAAGCTGCCGCGCCTGCCGTCGCGCAGGTACTTTTCTACTTGCTTTACAGTGCGCCCATCTTCAAGGGCTTTTGCTGCGATCTGTGCTTGTATCAGAATGTCGTCGGTGTCCATCGTGCCGCCATCAATCATGCGCCCCAGCTGTTCCAGGCATCCGCGCGCCTTTTCCAGACGGTCAGCGCCGGGGATGCTGTCGCGGTTCGGCTCTATCAGAGTATCGACGGCGACTTGCTGGTAAAAGCGGTTCGCGTTCGTCCTGTCGGTAGTATCTGCGGAATAGGTTTCGCGCAGGGTCTTTAAGTGTGTCGTGGTCTGAAATAGGGTAGGTCTGCCGCGCGTCGCCATGTCAACAACCTTCTTTCTTCTATGGGATAATAAGTTATATATCTTCATAAGATATATAAGAACATCTGATAAAGCATAAGCCTTTATCAATATTATTATACCATAAGATTATCTATAAAGCAATAGGAAAAAGGGTAAAATTTAGGTAGCGGCTACAAAATTTTGAATCTGGTTTTCAATACTATATCATATGATAATCAATAACTTATTCAGATATATGTGATATGATGATATTGGGGACGGTTCCCCGCCCCCGCTGCTGATAGGGTTATATGCTATGATACATTCACCTTTTTAACGGCGATCTGTGCAGTTCCAAACTTGGGAAGTCCCCGCGCTATTCTCTTGACGGTGTAGTTATGTGGTGTGACGGGGTTTCCGTATGCGTCTACTTTCAAGTTGCCGTCCTGGTCAAGTTCCGGCGTTGTGTCAATCCATAGTATACTGTATTCATCTATAGGCGTGTCGCGGTCTGCAAGTAGGATAGTGCGGTCATAATCTGTATTTTCTCCAAACTGCCGCGCCGTCACTTCACCTTTTGCCGGGGAGATGTTGCCCCAGCTTTTGACGGGGGCGCTGTAGCTTACCCCCATTCCGATTTCATTTCCCCATTCGTCAGTAATAGGGCTGGTGCTTCCGTACAGCGCATAATAAAACGGCTGCTTGTTCCTGTTGGATGTACTCATGTATTGCTTCCCCCTGTTCCCGCAATCGGTATAACGTTCGATCTGATATAGGATAACACGTCGGCGTGTGCAAAGCGGCGTGTTATTCCGTTTTCCGTCGCGGCGGTTTGTCCTTCTATGCCGGATTGAGTATAAGCGATAACTGCGGCTTGAATCTGCGTGGGTTCATATTCGGCTGGGACAGTCGCCGGCGCGCTGCTGCTATTGGAGAATCTCCAACCGATGATCTCCCGCGCTGCTATATCAAGGTAGTTGGTCAGTAGTACATCTTCGCCGCTGTCGTCAATTCTCAATATCGTCTTGACGGCTTCTAACTTCTCGGCGTTGGTCATGCTTTCACCTTCCTTTATAATCGTGTGGGGCGGCTACTGCCGCCCCTGGTCGTCTTGCTGCCCTTGTTCCTGTTGTTTCCGGGCCTGTGGTTTCGTTCCCTTCATGTAATTGTAGACGCTGCCATAACGGGCAATCAGCGCGTCTTGGCGTTCGCGTTCGGCGTTCCCGCGCCGGTATGATTCGCTATAGTCGATTATGGGCTTTTCTGAAATCATATCGGCCTGGACAGCACTTTAACCGGCGCTGTGCTGGGCGCGTCGCCATACTGTATATAATGGTCGTAGGCTTCTTGCGCTTCGCGCAGGTCGTCCCCGGCTGTGATAACAGCGTCAAGCAATTCTGCGCGGCGTAACAAGTCGGCGCAAATTCCCTTCACCTGTTCACTGGTTCCGGGCGCGTTCTCCGCTGCAACGTAGTGTCCGCGCAGGGCTTCCAGTAGTTCCGTCATGTGGTGCTGATTCACGATCAAGCCATACTCTTTCACGTTGTCACCTTCCTTCTTTGTTCTGCTGCCGTTCACGTTCGCGGCGCATGTGCAAATACCAACCGCCATCACGTTCAATCTGTCGCCGTTCCGCTTCCCGCTGGGCTTCCGTCTTGCGACGTAGCTTCCGGGTGTATTCGGGTATCTTGTTACGGGCCATGTGTTCACGCTCCCCCCGTCGCGCTGCGTAGCGCGGACAATTCACGTTCAACGGCGCTTTCCAGCTTTTCAAGTTCCTTTATGCGTCGTTTCTGCTGGGCTACGATCTGCATGTTTAATTCGTCCCTGTCGTTCTGCTGGGCTGCGAATACCTTTGATCTTGCATCGTGGCGGGTATACTGTAGGTATTCGCCTATCATGCTTAGTTCTGATATTGATAACGTGGGTAATCACTCCTTGGTATCAGACATTTTGATCTGCGCGCTTGAAAAATGGTCGGTTGCCAGCGCCCATGCTATGAAGTTCAAATGCTTCATAGTTTCCAGCCAGTCCGGGCGCTGGGCGATCAGCTCCACGGCCTTTTCTATGTCGCCGGTGATCTCCTTTACGCGCTCGGTGTTGGTCATAGTGCTATGGTCTGGAATCGGGTCGGGTCGGAATACAAGCGGTAACATAGCGCGGTAATGGTCGCCCAGTTCCCCCATGAAATACTGCATCATTTCCGCTTTCTGCAACGTCGATTCTGCTTCACAGTAGACAAGGTGCGCCGGGTTGGTTTCCTTGTCATGAACAAGGGGAATAAGAAAAGATTCCAGCACATCACGCAGTAATGTTTCCATGTAGTCAAGGCGCATCCCGATTGCGTCCATGTGGGGCATAAGCGAAGTCTTGGTATTCTCAAACATTGTAAAATCCACCTTTCAATCTGTAATCCGTCTATGATCTTGTAAAGGTGGGGCGCATGTGATAGACTATCAGTAGCGCCCCTGTGTGGGTGCTGCGCGTCCTGGCCGTGATCTGCTTTGGTCGGCGTGTTCACGTCTGGGGCGCGTCCTTCTGTTCGCGCTGCTGGGACTTGTCCTTGCTATCCCCCTTTCGCTTTATTCCCATCATGCGGCGCAGGTCTTTTGATAATTTGTCGTCCCCGCCATTGACGGCGCGTTGTATCACGGCTTCGATTATCCGTTGCCGCTGCCTATAATAATAGGCGGTTCCGTCGTCGTCATACATCTTCATTCACCTGTTCGCCGTCCGGCTGCTGGTCGTCCTGGGGCTTGATATGCCGGGGGAAGCGCTGCCGCCACGGGTCGCGCAATACCTGCGGTTGCTTTTGCTGGTGCTGTCGTCGCAAGTCCTGCGGCGGCTGTGTCGCTCGTTGCCGGTTGCGTGACAGTTTGCCGCCGACTTTGCGATATTCAAGGGCCATTGTTACACCCCCTGCGGCGCGGCTTCGCCATTCTCCCAGGCTGCAAGGCGATTCATAGTCATGTCCATTGCGTGCTGGTCGTCGTCGTTCAAGGCTTCGGAATGTGCGTCGCGCCATGATTCCGCGCGGTCACGAACATACTTTGATGTGTTCGGGTTGTTGATAAGGTTGTCCAGACGTACAGCCAGCGGGTTATGGCTGCTGTCAATGTCCAGGGCTTTTTCGTAGCGATCAAGCATCCCGCGCAGGCTGCCGCTTCTCCATTCGTTTTCATTCGCCAGGTCGCTTGCGGCGAAGCTGATAAACTCGGAGATTGCGTTAGCTTCCGTCGTTCCCAGAGAATCAAGCGGGCCTATGGTCTGGGTGATGTAGTCGGTAGGCAGGTTGTTTGCTTCAAAAGCGGTTTTCAGTGCGCGCAATCCCTGATAGTTCCCCCGCATGGAATCTACGATAGACTTTTGCACTTCGTAGGGGGTCGCCTTGCCGTAAAATTGAAGCGTCGCCAGGGCTGCTTGAAAATCGCTGTCCCTGTGGTCGAAGTAGTTCCGGCGTTCGGCTATCTGCTTGTCGATCTGCTCAATAACCGCCATTGCAGCGCCGCCCAGCTTGCGCAATTCGGCGTTCTTCACGCTGCGCGCCTTCTCCAGCTTCCCGGCCTTCCATGATTCGCTGTGGTCTACGTCGGCGTTGATCTCGGCTATGGTGTCGTTGATCTCGGCGGTAACGTCGTCGCCCTGCTTCAAAAGACGGCGAAGGGCGCGCACATTCAAGGTTAATGCGGTGCTATCAAACTTCATTCGGCTTTACATCTCCTTCGGTATATAGTTCCTGAAATGGTTCTGTGAATACGCTTTCGCGCTCTGCGTGTCGGTCGGTAGTCCCCAGCTTGCAGCGGTTTTGAGATAGTCGGTATATGCCGCTTTTTTCGCGTCCGCTTCCTGCTGGGCTGCTTCGGCCTGTTGGCGCTGTTCCTGTTCGGCCTGTTCGCGTTCCCGTTCAGCTTTCGCAATGGGTAACGCTTCGTCTATGGCCTTGTTGACGATCTCGTTAAAGCGCTGGATTCCCTGCGCTTCTACGTCGTCCGTCATGATCTCGTCGCGCAACATTCTATTTGCTTCCCCCCTTCGCCCTGCGTTTCAAGCTGTCGTTCCAGTTCGCTATGAATAGCAATGGTCATGTCCTGGACAAACGGCGCGTTGTCGTGATCTTCAAGAATACGTCCGGCCTGCGTGAAAAACCATTCCCATATCTGTGCCGGTTCCATTGTGTTTGCGCGCTCCATTGCCCCAGCATATAGTGAATACATCACTTTCCAGACGGCGCGATCAGGTTTCAATGGGTTTTTCCCCCGTTTCATATGTGGCTTCATCTTCGCCCAGATAAGCCATAATCCGCTGCTTTAGTTCTTCTTCGGACAAGCTGTCGTCGTCATACCATGCGCCGCCGTTGTTGGTTACGCTCATATCCATGTCCATTCTGTCACTCATGCCGCAACCGTTGTTTTTCATCAGGAAAATTGCGACGGGTTCGCTTGCGGTCCGGGTCAAGGCGGCTTGTTCCAATACGGCGCTAAACAGTCCGCGCATTGAATCAAGGTATTTCGCGGATGCTGTCTTGTTCGCGCTTGCGTAGCGGTTCAGCCATTGCCTACTGCATCCCAGCGCCGCCGCCAGTCCGCTTACACCTGGGACTACGCCAGCGGCCTTGCATGATTCAAGGTAGCGGGTTACTGTTTCTTCCACGGCGGACAGGTCGTCCAGATTCACGCGCCCATGCTTTTTCAAGTGCTGCTGTAGCTCCATCTGTTGATCTATGACGTTCGCCAGCGTTTCACTCTTCACGGCCTGGGCGACAACCGGGTAACTGTTCGATCTGTTCAACCGGTTCTTTGCGCTGTTCTTGCGTAACTGCTCCGTCATGTCTACGACGGATTGTCCGCTTTCCCGGCGCAGGGGGTACTTGTCACTTGCCATTGCTTCACGTTCCTTTCTGTGGTGTGTTGTCGGTGGTGTTCTCGGCCTGTGCCATCTTGCGCCGCAGGTAGCGCATTGTTATTTCCGCGCTGCGTTCCGGGTTCGCCTGTCGCCATTTCCTTTGATATTCGGCGTTCTTCGCCCTGCGATCTGCAAGTATTTGTTCGGCTGTGCGTCTGTCCCTTGCTGCCATTCGACTATTCACCTTCCTTCCTTCAATAGTTCCAAATACATTATAGCATACTTTTATACATAAATCAAGTAGTTATTGAAGTTATGTTGTTATTGTTCTTATGGTTCTATGTGTTTAGTGATGGTATTGGAATACCTATCTTCAAGGGTAGTTTCCACGATTAAAAAGATGTTTCCATAGAAAAAGCGCCCTTTCCGGGGCGCTGTGTAGCAATCTATGGTCTTTGCTTCGCCGTCAATATCGTGTCCCAGGTCTGCAAGGCTCCCTGTAGGCTGCTGGTGATGATGGTTTGCAATAGCTTGTCCGGGGTCTTGGGGTTGTCCTGCTGCCCTTCATAGACGGCGTTAAAGCGGTCTGTAATGCGCTGCAATTCGCTTTCCTGCTCGGTAGTCAGTAGAATGTCTATGGTGTGTTTCATGGTCTATCCCTTCTTCCTTTTTTCAAGCTGGGCCTGTACTTTCCCGTATTGAATCTTTGAGATAATAGGTTTATGGTTGCCGGTGATCGTCTGCCCTGCGTGGGTCAGTTCGCC